GTTTGATGATGATGACTACACATTGATGTCAAAGGAATACCTCCTTCAAAAACTATTCCGTCATATCCGTCACTTGGAAATGAAGTGATATCTGACATTGGTTCATATCGACCTCGCCATAAATCATTTACATATGCTTTTGCTACACGACGCGGAGTATCGGCAGAATTAGGATCTTCGCGGAAGTCTACGCCTAATGCTATTAAAAACTTTGCATAATGAAATGCTGCGTCATCAATAATTTCTTGTTTTTCTTCGTCAGTTAACCGAGCATTTGGCCCGTGCATTGCCTGTTTGTTTGCTAAATGTCTCGAGATGCCGTTCGCAAAACCAGCCTGTACTAATTCTAGATTTTTTCTTTGAGTATCTGTCATATAACTTGTTCTATTTATTATCTTTATAATAAGATAAATTATTTTGAATTCAAAGTTTTTATATAAACTTAATCCACGAAAATATATGTCCTGGTAAATTTTCTCGTAAATATGTTTTTGTAAACTCGAGTGCTGTAATATCTACTATGATATTTTCGATATTCATTATATCTCCAGACTTTGAAACCCATTCTTGTTCATGTTCAAATGTTTCGCCTGGTGCTCCTTGGTATATATAAGGTGATAATGGAGGTAAATCATCACTACCAAATTCTAATCTAACTCCAATTTCATCGCCAGATTCAAATTCTTGAAAAGCCCATAAATTTTCATCGTCTGTAAAAGACACGTATTTACCCATTGCGGATTTTAATTTATTGGAATTTATGATGCCTACTAGGCCCGGAGCTGTTGTGAAATGATATACTAAGCTTGGATAATAATTATTTTCGAGTAATGATTTTAATCGTATCATATTAATAAATATCTTTCAACGTAGTAATTACATTGTAGGATCACCTGGCGTATCTATACCAGTAAAATCATATTTTGTTGTAATTCCAAATTTTCGATTAGGATTATTCCAAAGTAGTTTGCCGTCAGCAGTTAAAGCATCATCACTTTTTATAAATTTTAAACCTAATTCTTTTTCTGCAAACTCATACATTGCTGATGCAATACCTTTTCGTTGATAATTAGGATCTACAGAAACAGATGTTCCTTTTAGTACTGGCTTAAATTTGCTTTTAATAAAATGCAATTCTCCTACGATATTGTTGTTAACTTTTGCATATATTACATAGTCTACATTGTTTGTTGTTTTTATAGCAAACGAAATATTAGAATTGTCGTCGAATAATATATCTTGTAATCGTATCATATTAATAAATATCTTTCAACGTAGTATTTCCCTTTTCATGTGCAGGTTCATACGGACAATGTTTACAACCATTACCGCAACATGTTCCTCTACGTATATGATATGTTTCAGTCATCACTCTGCGACCTAGTTCATCATAATAAAAATCAGTAGGAAGGAGCTTGTTTCCAAACTCCCTCACGTACTGTTGATAAATCCAATCTGTTCCCAAATTTCTTATCATTTACTTGCTTTCTTCTACAGATGCTTTTCTATATTCTGTAACTAGCTTTTTAAGTTCACCAATAGCTTTACGGGCTGATTGTTGTGACTTTTTCGTTGTGCCATGATGTTGGGCTGTAAACTCATTCCAATACTCTGACATCGATTCAAATAACTCTTGTTTGTTCATGGTTACTTCTGTTTTTGGTTAATAATTATTTTATTTCACACGCACCACCAGCACAAGCTAACTCGCCTGATAGATCCGTATTATCATCTAATTCAACGACTTTCGTTAAATCAATATCCGTTAATGATTTCATCATTTCATTGTAAGTTTCTTCCGTACAATCCTCAAATGGAGCTTGAGTGTAACTACCTCCATCATAAGGTAGAACTGACAACCCATTGTAATGCTCTCTGTTTTCCCACATCCATTCTCCTGCCAATTCCCATTCATCTTCTTTTAAAGATACAGTCGCAGAAACATTGTGTGTGTTATTTCCGGTTCGGTGTCCTGGCTTCACCCACTCCAAATGCACTTTCTTGATTCGGTCTAGAAGTTGGAATGGAGATTCGGTTCTCATGATTGCTCCAGCTGGTGCTTTTTGTGGAATTGATATTACTGCAGTATCGTGTGGTCTGAAATACTCATCTTCTACCAGTGCAGGATGATTTTCTGCCAAGTATGTGTATATTGCTTCATTCTTACCAACACGAACTCGTCTGATATAATAATCATTGTGCCAAGCATGAATTCCAGAACTTGTTCCTAATGCTAATGACGTTGTTCCCGCAGGTTTTACTGTGGTTGTTCTTGCTGACTCATTGATTCCTAACAATTTTGCAACTCGCTCATTTTCAGTTTTTACAACAGCAGCTGCAGCTTTCATGTCATATCCTAAAACTGTACCAGAGCCAATTCCTGTCATGGATACACCAATTAAAGCATCCTTTTCAGTGGTTCTTTGCCATACTGGTCTCAGATAATGAAATTCTGTATATCCTGCTTGTAAGGTACCTATAAATGCAGCTGCGCGCACTCTAGATTCAAAATCATCTTGCGATTCAATATCCGATGCATTTACTTCACATAAGTTACAGAATTGGAATGGTCTTAGTGCAATTTCACAGCAAGGGTTAGTTCCCCAATCTTTATCATTTGTTAGATAGATACCAGGCTCACCAGCTCCAGACAATTCAACACGTTTCCACAAATCCAAGAAAAAGTCTTTTGTTAATTTGTGACGCATCAATGCTGCAGAGTTATTAGCTCGACCTCGTTGTGGGTTTGTTTCCCACCATGCACCTGATTTGCATGCAATCATTTCTTCATCGTCTGCTGAGAATAGCGAGATTAAAGCTGCTCGACGAATACCGCCGGCTAAAACTGCGTCTGCAATATGACATACAATGTCATGCACTTCAATTGGTTGTAATTTTTCACCATCTTCTTTTGAATCTAAAATTCCTTGAACTTTGATCAAACATTCCTTTAAAGGTTGAGGTCCTGGTGCTTTACCTCCGGAAGTAATTAATCTTGCTCCTTTTGGACGAATGTCTGAGAAATCGAATTTAAGTTTAGATCCACCAGTAAAATAGCTTTTTGTTAATGCTTTTACCGCATCAGCCCATCCTTCAATTGAATCTGCAATTAAAAATCTGCGTGTTCTTTTTTGATTCGGCTTTCTGATTTCTGGCAATTTTTCTACATGATGTCTTTGAACTGAGTATCCTACACCTGTTCCACCCAATAATAAAAACATGGTTTCGCCAAACGCCCGGTAATCATCAATAGGAAGATACGCACAATTGTAAATTCGATTAGGTGAAATTTCAATAGGCTTACCTCCAAACTGTAAACTTCGCATTGATGGGAGCACTTTTTTATCATACACAAATTTATACGCTGACTCAATTTCGTCTGTTAACTGCGGATACTTTTTGATGTGCATGTTTTTGTTACGAGTAACTAGTTCGTCCCATGTTTCCCTGCGACTTAATTCAGGCAAATACTTTGCATATTTCATATACACTGTAATGTCTGAAAGAATTTTGTTTGAAATTTCCATGTTTTCCTTTATTAATTTTAAAATGTTTATAGATAAAAAAAGGATCGAGCTAAACCCGTTCCTTTAATTTATTATAAATATACAGTTACCCCAATGATCCTCCCAGATCTTTAAACTTTTGTGCCAGATTTTTTTTCACAAGTGTCTCCCCGGTTTTCATTTGCTGTGTAGTTTGTTTTCCTTGTGTAGTTTGTGGTTCAAAAAATTGGAATTGACCATTGTTAGTGTTGATCTTGCTAGGCAATGTGATACCATCAGGTCCAAATCTGTTTTTAATAACATGTCCTCTACCAGTGCCAGAAAGTTTGTCTTCTACTTTTCTGGATAATGACATCAAGAAATCTGCAACCATCACCTTACCATATGAAGATGCAATTTTGTCAGCTTCAATGATATCCTCTTCAAGTGCAGAACGACCTGCTTGCGATGCAGTCCATACTGGTATTTGATATTCGCCAGCCATACCTCGTAAATCTTCATATAAATCTTCTAGTGCTTCATGCTTATCCTTTTTGCTATTAACTTTTAATAAGTCAGCATAATCAACTACAACTAGATCTGGTTTAGCTCCAAGCATAATGCTTTTTTCTATATGTGCTTTTAGTCCCATTACTCCGGTTGATTTAGTCGGATAGTATTTGATAACCAATTCTCCTTGCAATGATTCCATTTTGCTTTCAATCTCACCGATATGATGTTTTAGATTCTGTGCACCAATTCCAGTAATCACTGAATCATAACGTTGACCTACATAGTCTTGGTTGAGCTCTAATGTGTAATGAATAACATTTTTACCTTGCCGAACTGCGTTTGCTCCTATATTAATAAGAAGCCATGATTTACCAATACCTGCAGGAGCCATTACAACACCTAATTCTCCTGGAGCTAATCCTCCGTCCATTAAATCATCAATTACATCCCACCCGGTTGTAACGGTGTGTCTTGCTGCTTCGTCATATCTGCTAGCAACTGATTTTTTATATTCATGTCCGATATCAGTATCTGCTCCAGCTTTCATTGCCGAATCAATCTTTGTCTTTATTGCGTCATAGTTTCCGTTCTGAAGCAGTTGAACTGATTCTTGAATTGCATGTTTAATTTCTTGATTCTTGCAAAATTTAAGTATTTCATTTTTAACGAAGTCCAAATCGCTCGACTCCATGTAACGAAATATGTCTTTGAGTTGCTCTAATATAGCAGTCTTCAATACATCATCAGATATATCAGTTATCTTAACTTTTAATACATCTTTTGTTGGAGGTGATTTATATTCTGCAAAGTGTTTTAACACTATTTCTAGTATCCATATATTAGATTCAGATTCAAAATATTCTGGTCTAATTATATCAGCAATCTGCTGCAAGAATGATCTATCCACAAACATTGCAGCGATTGCTTTTATTTGAAATGTCTTTCCGTATTCATTTAATTTATCGGTCATATTAATATGATATTAAAATTTATATTTATAACCAAATTAAATTGCATAAATATTCGGATTATTTCTCATGTATCCTTTGCTGTTGTCCATTCCGTAACCAACCAACCATTCTTCGCCGATGGTTTTGCCATGGTAACTAGAAACTGTTGGTATCGGAGAAGATTCTCGTGTGATCAATGTTACAATGTTAATTGAATTAGGATGTTTAACATTCAAGTATTCAATGACAGCCGTTACCGTGTTGCCGCTGTCGTAAATATCATCCACAATGTATACATCTTTGCCTTTGATAGGAGTTTCTAAATCTTTGGTAATTTGTATATCTCCTTGCTTTTTATTGTGATATGATTTAACACGCATAAAATCACATTCAATGTTGTCAGGTAACAGCTTAACAAGATCTGAAAAAAACATGTATCCGCCGTTGAGTAAACATATAAACACTTTATCAGTGTTAGCATCCCATTCTTGCTGTATCTGTTTTGCAACAGACCGAACAAGTTGATCTATTTCTTTTTGATTTATAAGTATTTTCATATTTTTTATTTATCTCCAACGCTGTTCATTTTCATGCTCAGCATATAATGATTTTCGTTCTATAACTTCTTCTGAAAAGAACAAATTGAATTGAATATTGTTTTGTTGTAGCCAATCTGTTAATCCGTATGGACCATATGGTTCAGATTCATGTATACGCTTAACACCAGTTTTATAAAAAAGTTCAATATCTATCTTATAATCGTTACGCGTATGACAAAATTCTAAACATTCTAACATAATTCCTGGAGCACATATAAAAAACGGATCGTCTGCAAGTATAACATCTTGTTTGATATAACACGGAAAATATAAATTAGCATCAGAGTTATAATCAACATTCTCCGGCCATTTACTCCCAGAATACCGATGTGGTAAATTCATTAAAAAATCAAATGATGTTTTCCATTTAATATCAAAATCAGTGTATATTCCACCTTGATCGTGCATGATCAGATATTTAATAAAATTATATCTTTTTATTCCTGATAATGTTTCATATGTTTCTCGTTGTGTATATTTGTCAATTAAACTATCGCAATCAGATTCTTTCCATATATGTATTTGGTAACTAGGATTCAGTCTGGAACATTCATTGACATTATCTAAGTATTTTCTATCAATTGCAGAAGGTCCTTGCCATATGTAGTTAATCTTATTTGGAATCATGTGTTTGTTGAGCGAAGGCATATAAAGATAGCCAGGTATTGTTCAACCAATCAGGAAGATTCTTCATGGTAGTCCACATTTTATCTTCCATAAACAATCTGCGAAATTCTGGTTTGTTTAATCCTGGAATTGGAGAATCCACAATGTTTCTGATGGATGAAGCGTGTGTTGCAGATATGTCTAACAATTTCAGATTCATTAAACGTATATTCTTGTCTAGAATGTCATGACTGTCCAGAATCTTTTGATATTTTTTATTTTCTGTTAACAACGTCTCAGATTTTTCAACCAAATCATCCAGGGTGAATTCTGTGGCATCGGATAACTCCGGTATTAGTTTTTGCAATGTCTTTGGACCTATACCAGATACGCCAGGAATATTGTCGCTCTTATCTCCTGTAAACGAACGATATAGAACATAGTTATTCGGGTGAACCCCAAATTCGTCAAGAACCGTTTCGGTGGTGTATAAGCGCTTTTTGATAGGACTCCACACCTGTATTTGTTCTGATACGAGCTGATAGAAATCTCTATCCGTGCTCACGATAGTCATTCGTTTAGCAATATCTTTATAATAATCTGCAATATACGTTATTGTGTCATCTGCTTCGATACCATCGATAGCTAGAAATGTAACCGGCAAACAATCTAAATATGAAACCAACCGACTAAACTGATGTCGCATTGCTTCTTGTTCGTCTTCTATGCTAGCAAACGTTTGATGATCGTGTCTACGCAGTCTTGTCTTGTTAGCTCTGTTAGCTTTGTAATCTTTATAAATAGTTTTTCTGCGTTTAGATCCGCCTCTGCCATCAAACACAATAATGCATCTGCTAGGTTTTAGATCTCTTACTACTTTGCCTATAGAAAACAAGAATCCTGTGATTCCTCCGATATGTTCACCATCTTCATTAGTTGCAGGTGTAGCTCCGAAAGCTCTGATAAAAGTATTTAGGCCGTCGAAGATCAATATGTTATCATTAACCTCCGACGGACCTAATTCCTTTTCTTTCTGTAACTCATTGAATAGGCGCTGAAATTTATTCTGCATTAGCCTTCTTCGTTAACCATTTCATCGTCTATAACTACATCATCAATACCTCCATCAACACCTGCTTGATACTTGAATATGTATGCTTCACAAATTCTGTCGTATAAGCGTTGTTGCATTTCTGGGTTTGATAACACTTTGTCCATGAAATCTTTTGATTGAAATTTAACTTCATCTAGCACTTCACCAGTATCTGTGTCGATATCCTCATAAGTATACCAAGCACCTGCCTGAGTGACCATTTTGAAGTCTTTCATAATTGTTAGCCATCCTCCATAGTTGTCAATTCCAGATTCGAAATATATGTCATAATCAATTGATCTTAAGGGTGGCCCCATTCTGTTTTTAACTACCGTTACTCGAGTCTTGATACCAACAACAGAATCTTTCACTTTGATCTGCCCGATTGATTTTAATCTCAGTCTAACTGATGCATGAAATGGTATTGCTTTACCTCCTGATGTTGTCCATGGATCTCCGAATGATACTCCGAGTTTAGTTCTGAGCTGATTGGTAAATATCAAACATATTCTTTCTCGTGCTATCCAATTGGTAACCTTTCGCATTGCTTTTGAAAGAATAATAGATTTACTTGTTGCATAACCGTCTTTGTCATATTCAGCAGACATTTCAATTTTCGTTGATGCACCCATTACTGAGTCTACCACAATTGTAACCAATCTGTCTTTGTCTGATTTACGAACATTTTCAACTATAGTTTCAATTGTTTCAAATATTTCTTCTATAGTTTCTAATGGAACATAAAGCATCTTTTTGATGTCAACACCAATAGCCGTTAAGAACTCAGAACTAGTTGCTGACTCAGTATCAATATAAACTGCTAGTCCACCTTTTTTCTGTGTTTCTGCTAATGTGTGTGCTGCCAATAAAGATTTACCAGAAGCTTCTAATCCAGTTATTTCCGTTATACGACCTACCGGGAAACCTCCTTTAGGTCTGTTTGATATAGCCAAATCCAACATAGAACACCCGGAACTAATCCATTCGTGCACATTGGTTGGAGCATCGTCATCGCCAGCTAAAAAGAATGCAGTCTTGTAGTTCTGCCCTTTAAACTGCTTGTTGATGCTGTCAGCCAATGTTACTGCTAAGTCATCGGTCAGTTCATCCTTTGTTTTTGTTTTCTTTGCCATGTTATGATTTCAATTAATTATTGAATAAATCATTGAATGCATCGGCTACATCTGTTTTCTTTTCAGTGGTAGTGTTAGATGCAGTTTCAACTTGTTTAGAATCAGTTGCCGGAGCAGATTCTACGTCTGCGTCTGCATTGTCTGGATTCATCCACTCTTTAAGAGCTGATTCTAATTCTTCATAAGTAGGCTCCGGAAAGATGTCTGTGATCTTTGGTTGAGACATGATTTTTTGAGCTACGTCTTTATCCTCAGTAGCCGGAGTTGTGTTAGGCTTAACACGAATAGCTGTTTTTGGATATTGACCTGGACCTTCTGCTGGCGTGAATTCTACATCAATATCACGACCTGACATCAAATCTGTAATGTCACCATAATCTGGATCTGAGATGATTGCTAACAATTCAGTGTAAATTGTTTTACCGAACCCCCAAAACTTAACTCCTTCAGATTCTTTACCGCGAACTACTACAGGAACATAAGTTCTCATTTTAGGTTCAATCTTACGACCTGCTAACCAATCTTCTTTGTCACCAGTGCTTTTTAGTTTGTCTGCAAATTCTACAATAGGATCTGCGTTACCAAATGATACCGGAGACAACATGGATCTTTTACCAATGTCGTAATGGAAATACATTTCTAAGAAAGGATTTTCTTTGCGGTGCACGTATGGCACAATTCTAACTCGGGTCTTACCTGCTTCAGGCTTCCACAGGTTTTGTTTTTTGTTATCAGTGTTGTTCAACTGATTAAGCTTTGCCTTGATGGCATCTAAATTTAAACTCATTTTAATTGTTAAATTTTTAATTGTTAATACTAGGGTTTATTGCTTATTAATTATATAATATATAGTTAATTCTTTAATTCCAAATAATTTGTTAAGTTTATTTAATATAAATATCTACCAAGTTACTTTTTTATACATGTTTAACTCGATGATACGGTATCCAGAACTATCATCTGTTAGCAGCAATGAATTTCTGTAATTATGCCATTCTAGTTGATATGTTTTGTCTAACACTCCGTTGTTTATTCGTTGTATTATTTCATTGAGTGCATTAACCGTATACAAGGTATTGGTTTCTTTTTTGCGATGCACACTTATGGTGTTGATGGCTTTGATTCTGGTAGGTTGTATGTTGTATGTGCAATACAATTTGTTAACGTCATCTGCATTTTCAAATATGAATATTCGGCGTTCTGGTATCTCGAAACTTGTTTTAATGTATTCTGATATTATGTTGACGTCTGACCGGTGTGCGAATGTGCAAAGTAATTGTGTTTTCAATTTAATAATCCTTATCAAATAATCCAGTAGGCTCAATGAATACTAAAAACCGTATTTTTATATTCTTACCTATATAAAATGATTTTGTTACTCCTTCAGGAGCTTCGCCGGTAACAATCGCAGATGTAATTTGTGATGCAAAATCAACAGACTGTAATCCTGATTCTATTTGTTGCATTAATTTATCAGATTCTTTCGCAGAATTCAATTGATTAAATATATCTTCGCCTAATGATAATCTATACAAAATTTGTGATGATACTATTAATAATTTTAATGATTTCGAGCCTTGTGATATTGCAAAAATGTAAAATTTCCCGGGATCATTTTTAAAAAATGATGTTTGAAGCATTGTATTAATTTTACTATTTGATGATTTGACTTCAATTGGTTTTCCATCAAGATAAATATCTATACCTTTTCCAGTACTACCAGGTATATGTCTTCCTGGAACACCATTTTCTTCGGCCCAATTAACAATTGCAACTTCTTTATCTTCGCCTTGTTTATATTCTCCTGGAGTTACATAATCAGTATAGTTATCAATTATGTTAATTCCGTTTGGAAATAATTTATAAATATTACCTAACTCTGCCTGATAATGATCAGCTGTATATTTTGCTAATATTTCAAATTGTCCTGTTTTTGGTAATCCTCCAATTGAACTAAATAAATCAGCTAAATCGTCGACAGCTGATTCTTCGGTTACTATATTAGCAGACAATCCTTGTGCTTGTCGAACAACATTTTCTTTTTGTGCTGCAGGTAAATCTGTCATTTCATCCAGTATCTCCCGAAGCACATCATAATCTTTTACTTCAACGGGATATCCTTTTGGCAGACGGTAAGTCCACTCAGTAAGTATTTTTTGTATCGTCATAACGAGAATTCAGTTAATTTACTATAAATATCTCCCACCTTACATTTCACCGGGAAATTACCTTGTTGCAACACTTCTCGTAATTCTGGTATCAATTGTTTGGCTTCTGACATATCTACATCAAATAAAACTGAATCATATGTGTATAACGTTAAACGGGTTTGTTTGTCTTGTAAACGGTTTAGTATCTGTGCTAGTTTTCTAACCGAAAATTCTGTCTCTAATGACTGCAAATAGTAATTAAACAGTTTGAAACGATTCATATCCGGGAATTGTTCTTGTGATATTACTCGTTTGTCTATTGCTGTTCGTATGTATTTTTTAGTTTTCCATTGCTGCCATATGTCATTGACAAATGCGTTTACTTGCCGGAAAAATGGAATAGTTAAAAATTCTGCATCAATACCTCCATACAACAATCTGAATGTTATGCTTTTGCTTTGTTCTCGTTGTTCTGCAGTTAGATTGTCAGTATCAAAATAAAATCGTCCTAGATAATCATGAACTGATGTGGTTGGGAGATTGTAACCTATCAGTTTAGCAATCAGTCTAACGTGATAACTGTCAAAGTCCATCTCCACTAATGCTCCTTTTGCATGGCGACTACAAAATGCAGCACGGGTACCATCTTCTTTGTTCATTGCAGCAAAATTGAAACCGCCTCTGGCATTGGAAGGTCGGCCTGTTGATGTATGATAATTGTATTGTGAATAAACACGACCATCATAAACCAGATTAGGTGTTGCGAACAGTTCGTTTACTTGCAACCCAGCGGATTCAATTTGTGCAAATGTTTTTGGATATAATGAATTGAATGTTAAATATGATTCTGTGAGTTTGGCATTCTGTATCATCGGCCAAGCATACTGCCGGATTTTCTGACACATGGCTAAATGCTGCATAATAGGAACTATGCTGTTAACATGTTGCAGATTGATATGCCTGCGCCAATAGTAGTTATGTGCAGTAGTATAATAATGTGTTTCGTCATACGGTTCATGGTAAGTATGCCACCACAACGTTTTTACATCATAAGTTTGATTATTACCACCCAATTGCAGCCAGATCTTTTTATCGTGGATAAAGATGTCATCTAATTGCAGAAAGCGTGGTATCTGTTCGGCAAAGCCCCTTAGTTGTTCAGTATGATAGAATGGAACGAGTCTTTCTACATCATCTTCTGTATACACGTAAATACATGCAATTTTATTTTGCGATGCTGGTGCATTATGATCTGATAATATAGGAACTAGCAAACAGCGACGATTCTGCATGTACTCGAATAACGAGTCTAGTTCTTCTATACTATCAATTATCATACATTTATATAATAATGATAATATTTGGAATATCCAACCTAGTTAATGGCAGGTGGAACTATTATAGTTGTGTCAACGTATAATTCTAACGGATTTGTTAATTTTGTTTCAATTCCTGACAATTTCTTTTTAGCTAACCGAATTTGTTCCGAATTAAATTCAATAACACCTATTTGTTTTACTGAATTAACTGTTATGGTATTTGCATTACCGGTAATTTTCCATTTAATTGCAACACCATTATAAATTGCTTGGTCAATTTTATTTTCAGTCCAGAAATCAAATTGACGCTTATCTATTTCTATAACTTGTGGTTGATTGGTTTTTTGTAAGAAATATCGGGTGACAAATTTATTTTGTATGTCTGCAGTTGTTATGCTAATAAAATAAGGTACTGGAGAAATGAATTTCGTTTTTAACCTAGGTTTATTGTTTCGATATAAAATATTATTTGTTATCTGCGGTTCAAATTTTAAAAGTTTTTTTGATTGGTTCGGTTTCCATTTTTCTTCGGTATATACTTCACCTGTAGAATAGGAATGATATAAACCTATATATTCAACCGAATCTTCAGTCATCCATTGTTGTCCCGGAGTATATAAATTTTCCGTGATTTCTGAATTGCTATAATATATCTTTTTTCTCATTACAATCTTACCCGTGCTAATAAACTAATCGTAGTTGACCATTTTCCTGTTTCGTCTACCGTATGTGATACGCCGGTAATCATGAATACAAAACTTTGACTGTACTTGGTAGGAATTCCTTGAATATTCAAAACATCCCCATATTTAAATCCGTTAACTCCATCAATAGTAAATGATATTTCTAATGGATATACAGGTTTTGTATTGTTTAGAGAATCTACCAAATCTGGACTATAATATGTAATATACTTGCTAAGCGCACTACGCAATGTTTCATATGTAGTTTCAGAATCTGTCTGTTTTGCTACATTTTGTTTTGCGGTGTTTAATGAAGTTATAGCATCTTCATGATTTTTTTTATGTTCTTCTCGTAGTTTTGTTTGTACTTCTGGTGGAGCATATATATATGCACTAGATAATGCAAGTTTCTGTGTCGTAGTTTTTCCAGCTTGTAATCCGTATATAAGTTGTTTGATAGAATCAGGTACTTTAGTGGTTATCTGAATATCAGATACAATTGTAGATCCTCCGTTCTTTGCGAATACTGGCACGAAAAATTCTTGTATTGCTGTGCTCGGATCATAGAAATTTGTATCATAATACAATAATATATCAGATCGTTCTGGGTGCTGTGTTAATTTTAATCGAAATGCATACCCGGTATTTTTTTCTATTTCATCAGATAACATGTTAAGTAGAGATTGAATAGTAACATCTTTCTTCTCTTTAGATTGTTTATCTAGATATTCTTGAATTAATTCGATATTGATGTATATTCTAGCCGGGCGCATAATTTTACCCTTACTAATTTCAGTGTTGCCATCAGGCGAAGGTGTTTTTAATTCATCTACAATTCCTGCAGTTACCGGAGTTACTGTGTCATATACTATTTTTTGCTGATTTCCTTCACCATACACATTAAAGTTTCCACTATTAGTTTGGCCAGGCCATAATAAAACACGCAGTGGAGCAGCGGATACTAGTTCGGAATAATAGATACTTTTACAAAATTCATCACTGCATATAATTTGAGGAATGTTAGCTGTAGAATCCGTGTCTGAATTAATCGAACGAATTTTTGGAAGAATAAATCGATTAACATAATCAATAAACAACCCAACTGATATAAATGTATCATATGTTTGTGTAGCATTGTTATTGCCAGAATTATACATTGGACCGTATAAAATATTTAAATCTTGTCGATCTGGATCATATTGAATCTCAATTGGCTTTCTAGGTAAAACTGTTGATTCTGGATTATCAACGGGTTCTTCATTTAATTCAGATAAAATTCTCTGATTAACATCTCTTAATATTGTATAATAAAAGTTGCTAACCGTGTTCGTTTCTTTTGACTCTCTATCTTTTTCTTCATCATTCTCTTTTTCAGATATATTTTCTGAAATATACGTAGAAACATTGATATATGTACCTGTCGTACCCAGAACGTCGAATGATACTTCAACACTTCCATCAGTATTATATGAATATGAGAATGTACTAATCTTTCCATTAAATGTAACTTGATTTAATTTTCTAAGTTGATCTTCATTCGTATTTGGATATAACTCTAATAATGTTGAATAATCTACTAGATCGGATTCGTTTAATTTATTAGTAGTTAATACTGCAGATTCAGGCTGAATTAGTTGTATTAAAACTGTGCGGCCGGGTTTACAATATGTATCTTCGATTAAATCCAAGTCTCTTGTCGGATCCGGAATATATAATTTTACAGTTCCTTTGTTTATATATCCTCGTGTCTGATCTTTTATATCAATTGACACATTGGTAATAAATGGTTTCGTTCTTAAAACATTTTGTGTGTTTTCGGAATCAGATAAAAATCCAGCTGGCAAATAATCTTTTCCTCGAACTATATCTCCTCCTAATTTAGCATCTAGTATTTCAGTTCCTGGGAATGGATCATCTCCTGTATATGCCGTCAGTGTTACATTAGCAATAGGTTCTAGTGTGGCACTTAAATCTTTAGTATTTCGTCTAACGCCAGCTAAACCTCTTGCTTGTAGTTCTTCCTGTAACTGTTTATTTACTTGTGAATAAAATAAATCACTCATCGATTAATATTTTTATTTGATATTATGTCCGTAAATGTTTGTTGAGCTGGAATTCTTAATACCGTGCCGGGCTTTACTAGCATCGTTCCTTTTCCTAATCCGTTAGCAACTGCAATAATTGGCCAAGCTGTTACATCGTCATAAAACTTCTGCGCCAATAGATCTAATCGTTCAGTAGTTGTAATTTGTATGTATACATCTTCAGGCGATATTTCAATTTGTGGAATTATCGTTGTAGACAGATATCTCTGTTTGTCTTGATCGCGGATGATATTTGATGATATATATCTGTTCATTTGTTTTGTTTTTTAATTGCTGGTTGTAGTAGATGAGTTTAAGTCCGAAATACGTGATTTTTCAGCAGCGTCGATTGCTTTTACGTTGTCTTTAAATCCACTTAACCAGTTATCAGATCCTTCAATAGCTTGGTTTTCATACTTAGAACCAACTCCCTCGAATCGTTTTGCTAATGAATACATACGACCATTTTTCTGCGGTAATGTGTCAGTGATTATATGTGCAGATATAGTTACACTTACAGACTTTGGCGCTTGCATCATTGTTGGATCGTTTTCTATATTAATTTCCCAAGTAGTATCAGCCGCTTGCAAAGTGTATTGTACCGATGTTAAAATTATAGGTTGTTGCACAAAGACATCTCCCATCGTGAATCTCATCCATGGACCTTTTAATGCAGCATTATCTACATATTCTGGCGCGGTATATGATGCAAGAGCATTTAGTTTTCTCCATATGGGTTTCATTTCATCTCTGCTTGTTACATTTACATCAAAAGAAAATGTTATGCTTCTATCATACCCAGTATAGATATAAGAAGGATCGGCTCTTCCTATCATTCGTTTTGATTCCCATCCTCCTGTGAATGAATCGGAGAAACTGCTAATTGTAGCACGGAATACGATGATGTCGTCTGTTTCATCACTATTGGCGCCTAGTTTTGGTCCAGTAAAATAAAATTTTATGAAATCTTGTGTTTGATCGAATTCATTTAATAAATCAGATTCAATATCTAAATCAATTAATGGATCTGGCTTCCATTTGTACGCATTAGCTAATGTTCGTTTACTATAATCTACAACATTAATTTTATCTCCGCGGAACACAAACGGAATTCCGGCCGGATCTTGTTTCCATTTTCCAGGATTGCCATCTAGTCCTTTTTCCCATCGAGTAGATACTTGTGTACGTGCAGTGAAATCGTTTCTTAGAGCAGTTGGTGATCCATGATCTCCCCACCCATACAATGTTTCACGATTAAAAATGCTATATGCACCGCCTGGAATTAAGTTTGATGCTGCGTATGCTATTGTTCTAGGGTTCGGTGATATGCCTTGATTCAATGTAGCAGATGTACCATCTAGTCTCGGTCTACCTTTTCCGAAACCGTTTAACCATCGGAAATCTCGATATTTTGAAAATTGAGCTCCCGAGTTTGGATAATCTTTTAAAAGTTTATATGACGTTAATGAATATATTGCAGTTGGTTTGGTGTTTGAGACTGCATTAATTACACCTGAAGTTACTGAATTAGCTAATGGATTTCCTAGTAACCCTACCGCTCCTATTGCCAATTGTGTACTGGCTTGTTGAGCGAAACTTTGAGCTGCATCCGTTGTGTTAGAATCTGCAGATAATACAGTTTCTCGCGAAAGTGAAATATTAGCTCCGCCTCCTAGTATCTGAGATGTTTGTGTTGGAGTTCCAAATACATCGATGGTATTGCTAAAACTGCTATCGGTTACCTGATTAGCCGTAGGTTTAGAAGGACGATCTATTCCAGCTCCCTCTCCAATCATTCCTATACCAGTACTGTAATTACCGTCTCCAACTTGTCCTGCAGATGGTTTTATAGGTTGACTGTGCCTAGGTAATCGTTTTAATATGCGTGATATATTATCCATTAATTCGTTCTCCTTTTCGAATATCTATACGAGATATCAATTCATCTAATCCTGCTCCTTGTATAACCACATTAATGTTTGGAGCGGATCCTCCACCAGACATCATGTTGCTGATACCGGGGGCAACTGCAATTTCATCATTAGCTGAAGTTTTGAATATAGCATTTTCTTTAGGACTCCATATCACATTGCCTCCTCCGGATGGGAAGAATGCATCGCCGGTGTCTTTAGTATTGGCTCCTGTGACTGTAACGTACGTTCCCTCAATTGCTGCTTGGTCGATGTTAAGTTTGCCGTCTTTGATAGATTTAACTAAATCATTTAATGAATTAGCTGCTATCCCACCACCTAACAAAGCTAATACTCCATCATTTCCAGTTAACTGTTTAACTGAATCAGTGAAGTCTCCGGTGAATTCAAGTGAGGTCTTCTGAGCCTTAATAAGCTCGCCTGATAAGTCGCTGATTGATTTAGCTTGATCGTTAAATAACCTTAAGACATCTGCAGTATACGCTAAATCTGCATCTCTTTGTTGTTTTTCTTTGGTTCCTAATATACTACCTGATTGTGCTGCTTGTTCCGCAGTAGTAGCAGTGCCAGGTTCTAGTTTATCTAATTGAGATGCTAGATCTTCAGCTGTTTGACCAGTTACGCGTTCATTTGCTTGCAGAGTCTGATAGATTCCCATCAGTTTATCTTCTTCAATACCTAGTGTGGCTGCTAATGCTTCGCGTTGAAATCTATTTTTAATAACTTCCTCGCCTTGCTGTTCAATTATTTCAGTAAGAGCTTCTGCCATCGATTCTAGGTCTTGATTGACAGCTGCTTCTCGAAACTTTTCAGAATTGATCTTTTTACCACCTAATAATTGCAATTCTAATTCATTGCTTATGCTACTTTCGATATCTAAAAATTTATTACTGATTGAAACTAAATCTTTAAATGTAACGCCTAATCGATTAGCTTTTGTCGCAGCTCTTGCTAATTCCTCAGCCGCTCCTGCATATGCTGTTTGAATAGTAGGACCAGCTTCTGCAATCTGTGTTAATATATCAGCATATACTCCAGTTTGGTTTGTAGTTGCTTCAATTTGGCTTGCTACGGCTGCTAATGCATCATTATACTTTTCCGTTTCTTCTGCAGTTGCACCTTGAACTGCTAGAAACTTAGTGTATGCATTTGCTTGTTCTTCTGTTAATCCTAATAATAATCGATTACGATCGTATTGCTTCAGAATTACTTCATTGAATTTTTTGCCTTCAGCTCCTGCATCTTTTAATCCTGTTAAGTAGTTTGCATTTCCTTTAACTACCGAATTTAAACTGCCTACGTAGTCTCGTAATAATTTACTACTGATTCCATATGATCCAGATAACTTGTCAATCTGTTCACCTAGTTTTGCAGCATTTTCAATGTTTAATCGAAGTGAAGTTTGTAGACCGCGATTTCGTTGTTCTAATATAGTTATTTGATCCGTTACATCTTGAACTAGATCTGCTAATGTTTGGAAAGCCCGTTCTTGAACAACGGCTTTTGCGCCTTCTCCTAAGTTTTTTAAACCATCGATGAAATCTTGAAAATTGGGAGGCGATTGTCGTCCATGCCGGGGCAATCGTTTTAATTTATATTGCAACAAGTTAGTTTCAGGTGAGTGCATGAAATACCAATCTTTATTATAAATATCTAGAACGGAGGTTTATCGATCTTAGGTTTACTAGATTTCGTTGGGGTATTTTTTGGCGCATTCTTAATTTCTAAGATTTCATTCATTTTACGAAACCAAAAAGTTCTCAATGGAATATGCAAATTGTACAACGTATCCCAATCCCATCGGCCTTCTCCCCACCATAACAAGTTCCATAAATTTTCATGAAGAACTCCGCGGTGTTCAGGTTTAAAACCAAAAAAGGTCTGCCCCAAGTTGAAACCCGGCACGGAAGGTCTCCTGCTTACCCTCCTTGGTTGTGTATTCGATATCAGCTGATAGATCTAATCTCGCACTTTTAGTTGTTACATATGTTTGAAACTTTTTTGAATCGGCAGCTCGAAAGTCGTAACGTATAAATTCAGATATATCATTTGCATTTCTGCTATCATTAACTTGTGTGATTAATGCGTTTAATAAATCTGATGTCTTATCTAGTTTATCTGTTTTCCTAGGGAAACGAAATTTAATTTTCGTTGAATCGTTTACAGTGTAATCAAATTCTCCATTTTCGTCTGGTATTAATTCTAATGGAATCGTAGTTAATTGCGACAGATCGATTTCCGTTTCTATTTTAGTTTGTTCCGGTGTTATCACACTAACTGGATACATTTTCCCGTAACTTAAAATACGAGCGGCTATAATTAAACCGTTCTGATCGGCTAATGATATATCATCTAAATCTACGTCGGTTATTATTAAAGATTCTAATAGTTTATCTAATGCAATGCCTTTTGTTATATACGAGGGCGTTGTCAGGATATCTTCATCATATGCAGTCATGTATCTCATTTCGATTACACCTGACCGTAATGGATGTGATTCTGGATATACCTTGCCTTCAGTAACCAGGTCTATAATTTCAGTTGGTATACGAGAACTCTTCTTTTTCTCGTATTGTTGTATTGCTAAATCTTTAAGATGTTGGTCTGATAATTTATTTGTAACTTTCATTTTATTCCAATTAACTGATTAATAACTTATTTAATATAAATATTCAAAACAGTAAAAATGGGAGCAATTATTACTCCCATTCAAAATTATCATTTATTATGCACCAGGGGCATCAGAACTAAAATCTAATACCGCGTAATCATATTTAATTGTCAGTCCAATTTCAACTGCTTGCTCAGTTCCCCAATCCATCTCTCCGAAATTACTATCGGCAATGAAAGCTCCTACTAATTTCCAATATTCAATCTTTTCTCCGGTTGGTGATAAACTATAAAAATCAATATCTTTTTTGTAATCAGTGGAATATCCATCACGACCAGTTAATGATTCATGATGTAAACGTACCCATGTCATAACAGCTTCTGCGCCAGACGGCACAATTGGATCATATAATTTAATAGTTATATCTTGCCATCTTGTTTTTCCTTTTAACTTACGATCGACATTGATATGTTCTGTTTTTATCTCTCCGTTGGTTAAACTAGGACGTGATGTAGCTTTAACCAAGTATGATGGAACATCTTCAATATACATGATAAACCGATTTGAATACTTCGGTTCCCAACGGAACGCATTTCCATATAAATCCAATTGGCTGATTCCTGGTAAAATTTGTTGTAATGCCATAAATATATTTCTTCTTTTTATATAAATATACAGTACAGTAAAAAAGGCAGAGCCAAAACCCTGCCTTGTTTTTATTTATTTTATTATTCTATTCAGGGAAAGAAGCTCCTGTTGGTTGAATATTGAAATCTAGAATAATAAATTCTGCGGTTCGAGTTGGTTGTAAAAATATTTGTCCGTATAAAATATTTTGATCTATTAAATCCGGAGTATTATTTTCAGCATCCATTTTCACTCGGAATGCAAATAATCCTTGTTCATTTTTAACTTGTTCTAAATATGGATTAACAATGTTCAAGAATTTGTTTCTGGTTGCATCTGTGTTTTGTTCGAATACTAAGAATTGCGTTGATGAAGCAATAAACTTCTTAACTGCAATAAGCAAACGTCTCACATTTACACGATCCAATGCACTTGGTCGGGCTTGAAGTGTTTTTTGACCCCATACTGCAATTCCTAGGTTTGGGAAGTTCGCTATTGGGTTGATACGTGCTTCATACAAATCTCCTTTTTGAGTTGGGCTCAAATTCTTATATGTTTTTTGAACCGTGGTTAAACCACCTCTATTCAAGCCTGCAGGGGCATACCATGGAGCTGCATTAGCGTCATTGAATGCTATTACACCAGGCATCACTACAGATGCAGGTACCCATGTTGGACGACCGTTTCTAGGATCTTGAATTTTACACCATGGATAATATGCAGCAGTATAACTAGAATCGATATTGTTTGCTTCAGATATTACCGTAGAAATACTATCTTCTAATGCAACTAAATCTAAAACATAAAATGTATCTTCTCTTTGTTCAGCCAATTGTCTTGCAGCATTACTAACGTTGCTATGCAAATTATGAATGATACCAGGTGTTAACAACATGTTCATATCATAATAATCAGTGTTGCTAAGAAGAGCAAATGCTTTTTTATATGATAATGTACCTGTGGTAGATGCTCCGCGGCAGTCAAATCCAAATGTATTATTATCTTTGATATTTCCTCCAGAAAACTTAGGCAAGTTAGGACGAGCTCCATCAAAACCACCTTGCATTGGCATAATAAAGTTACGTGTTGCTAATGCTACATTGCTAGTAAATGTTCCACCTGTTAAAGCTGCTTGCAATGAACCACTATATGCATTAGTTGTATTCGGGAATCCGGCGTTGGCACTTTGTGATACGTCACCTAAATAGAAATCAGTGTTACTTCCTGTTGTAGCTCCAGTTGCTGGAGTAGGTGCTAAATATACTAAATTAGGCTCCGCCGTAAAATCAAATCCATGTGTGTTACTTGAATTGAATGAACCACCAACAGTTTGTGATGTTCTATAAGTAGCTGCAGCTAAATTGTTTCCTGCAGATGTGTTAGGTATTGGCGATAGCAATGCTCGGAATCCAAACGGTACCAATGTTTTATCGGCACTTTTATTTTCAACTGATTCTGCAACCTGTACTCTAACATATTTAGATGCATTTTCATAATCTCCGTTAATAACGATGTTTCCGTCTGCATCCAATGTTTGATATTGATCGCCAATTACTCGAGCTACATATCTTGGAGAATCTGGATCTAAGTTTACATTTTGATATGTTTCAACAATTTCCGGATTCAAATCTGTATCATTACTATTATATACTGATTGATATTGTGGCGGAATATTAGATGAATTTACACGACGCACTTCAACTGTAAATGTTCCATATCCATTAGGATCTGCTACTTCTGAAGCTAATCGAATGTTACGGATACCAATTTTTGTTTCATAATTAACTGCAGTACCGTGTGATATGGTATGAAATTTTAACAAGTTAATAACTGAGCTACCAATTTTCTGTGATGTAATCCATGGTGTTGCAGCAGTAGAATAATCTTGAGCAAAATCATATCCTGCTAATACTTCTGCAGTAACAGCTACATCTCCGAGGTTGTCAAATATTCCTACGGCGTTATTATTTTCATATTGCACATATACTGGATATTCACTTGATTTAGGAGTCTTTCCAAATACTTTGCTTAAATAATCATTATCGCCTGCTACAACTGATGCGGATACCGGAGTATTTGGTGTAGGGTATAATGTAAAGTTAGTAAATCCAGGTACGTCTGTATTTAAATTGTCTGAATATGAACCTGTTATTGATATTGCAAAAGATCCTGACACGTCATCTGCTAATGAAGAGTCTATTAATAAATCTGCAGCAACGTTTACTGGTTGCGTCGGATGTAATAGATGTGTTACAACTGCGGTAGATGCTGATGTTGATGTGATTGCAATTACGCCATTTTCTAAATCATATCCATCTTCATATAATAAACGGGTTACTGTGATATTCGGAGCTCCTCCACGTAAATAATCTTGTACTACATATGGTACATATGATTCATCTGTGAATGATCCAAATATTCTTTCAAATTCTGCATACGAAGAAACCGTAGTAGGAATAAGAGCCGGACCTTTTACAGTAGACCCGACAATTGCTGCTCCAATTTCTTGAATTGCTAGAGGTAAAAACGACTGGTCTATTTCTCTTGTATAGACGCCAGGCGTTACTATTCTTTCTGCCATTTAACTTCTTTCCTTAATTTTATTGTGATTATATTATATAAATATGTTATTAAAAGCTCTAACAGTTAGTCTTGAGATATAAATATGCCTTCAGCTAAATTTATTTCGCCATCTCCGTATTTTTCTTTGAGGGAGGAAATTAAATTGGATTCTTGTTGTTGGAGATCTTTGAACTGCTGCAGTTGAAATCGTTTTTCTTTTTGAACCGTTTCAATTTGCTCGGATAATAACTCTTCATCTATAGTGCAATTAGCTATTTGAGCTGTTACACGTTGATATGAATCTTGTAATTCAGTGAGTTGTTCTAAATCAGTTTTGTCTAGTTTTCTAGTTGCCATTGTTTTATTATTATAATAAGAACTTATTCTGCTATATCCAAATCTTGTATCGCATTTTCATATTCTTCACGAAGCATTGCAACTCGAACGCCGTCAATGGTTACGAATACTTCTCGGGGAAATATCACAGCATCTTTAAAATTTGCAGGATCAACTAGTATAACTGTGGAATGATATGATTCATTCGCAAACCGAACTAAAACTTCTTTTTTCATATATTATTTTTTTGTAATGGAAATATTTTGAATTATATCAGTATCAACAACATTTATTATATACATTCCTTTGTTATATTCTGATAAATCATATGGAAACGAATTAATACCTCGATCTAAAGTAATAGTTTGTGTTTTTAATGATTGGCCAGTAAGAGTGATTAGGCTCAATTGTACTTGTGATTCCTTTAAAGAATTTATAGTGATTAACACTTTATCTTCGGTTGGATTTGGATATGCCATGATTTCATATTTCTCATCTGTTTTACATTGTACAGTAATAGGATCAAATATTTCAAACATTCCATCATAATCAATTTGTGTAAGTTGATAATATCCTTCAAAATAACGACCTGCTTTTAGATCATAAAATGTATATCGTGATTCATTTGTCGAATTTCCTTTAGCTTTCATTTCTGCTATTTCTAGCCAATGGATACCATCTCGACTTCTTTCTAATATAAAATAATCTGAATTAGTTTCTGAAGCAGTTTCCCAAGTTACTGTATTATATCCTCCATTTTCACAATTTATTGACATTCCTAAAAATTCTACGGGTAGTGTGTTAGGATAAATCAAAATATCATTTTCGGTTACCGTGCCGGCTCCTGTAAAAGCGGGGCCATTATAAGACCCATCTATATTAAAAGATCCATTTACATTAACTGAAGAAGTTGCTTCATCTATTATCACATTGCCACCAACACTTAAGGTACCATCAAAATCTATTTCAATATTCGTACCATTTTCTGCCGTTAGATCTCCTAGAATAGATACTTCACCATTTCCTAATATAGTTAGGATTCCATTATTGTTAATATCTATAGACCCTATAGTTATCTTACCTGATACATTTAATTGGATATTATTATTACCTGATAAAGTCCCGACAATATGGAGTATACCACCGTCGTCAATCGTTATACCTATTCCATTACTAGAACTTACATTTCCCGAACAATAAATGGAATCGGGATTAACTACATGTAAGAGTGAATTATTATTTAATGTGATATCAGAATAACTTGCATTTCCGGAAGTTATATAAGTTTGATTGTTATTAACAGTTAATGTTTGTGAAAAACAAATAACAGGTATAAAAATTAATAGGATAAATAAATTCTTCATAATAATTGTATGTTATTAACTCAATTGAAGAATCTTCACGAAACCCCCATCTTGCCATGGGCCGGCTGAGTTTAATTATTTATATTTTTTTACAATAGAACCATCATCATAAATCTCAAATACAAGACCTTTAGTATTTTCTGATACCAATTGTCCAATTTGGTTTACAATTTTTACAGGTTTATTTCTATCAATATTATTATTAATACTTATGATATTGAATGTTTCTGATTCTCCATTAAAATCAAATTGTGTTAAACGATAATAATTGATTACAGGTAAATAAGTTCTATCTACAATTTCATATTCTGTTATGTCATTAGTTGTACCCATTCCGCTGGTTGTAGAAACCATATCCCAATTTTTACCATCTATACTTCTTTCTACTACATAGTAATCACAATTTATTTCAGATTCTGTTATCCATGTTAAATAATTGTCTCTGCCAACATTCTCGCCAGTAAAAGAAGTTAATTCAACTGGCAGAGTGCCATAATCTATTTCAGAAAGACCCATATCATCTATCCACCATTCTTCACCAGATGCATTTACTCGAGCATAGATATCAATAGCAACTTGTGTTACACCCATTGGGATGTATAATTCTACTACAGAATATCCGTCGCCTGTATTAGTTCTGTTACCTCCCGCCAATGGTTGGAATTCTGTAAGAGTTCCATCCGCCATTTTAGAAGCCACTGCGTTTGTGTTGTAATCCCAATAAGCATTACCATATCCTCTAATTCTTATTTCCGATGTATACGACAATTCACCATCGGTACTTAAATAAACTTGAACGAAATCTGGAGAATCTACGCCAGCTGTGTTTCCTCCTGTGAATCTATATGACCCTAATCTAAATCTGAACACGTGTTCTTTAAATGGGTCTAACCCAGTTACATTTGGTAGATAATATATATCATCTTCTATCCCAGAATTACCATTGGACCAACCTAATAATGCGGCACTGGTGTTTCCTGATACTGAGGCATTAGTAAAATATCCAGCATCAAAGCCTGACCACCAAAATCCACCCCATTCATAATCTTCTACATTATCATATGTGACTAATGTTTCTGTTTGTGCGTAAATATTTAATGAAACCAATAACCATAAACTTAAAAATAATTGTTTCATAATATTCCTTTATATATAAATATAAGGAAATATGATTGATTATCAAATTATTTTTATATCTTGCCGGCCATGTTTCCAATATGGCTCACCTCCATAATTTATACATAGCTCTTCTTCGGCATTAATATCACGTATAGCAACAAACTGAAATGCTTTTTCTGTAGGGTGATCTATCCAATCTGTATTAGGAGAATGTGAGTGGTTGTAGAGTGAGCCATATCCCCAAGCTACTACAAAATCTTGATTACCGTTATGTGCTCCCTCTCTTGGATATCCAAATCGATAATTGAAAAATGGATCTAGAGTTTTATTGCCTGGGTTTTTACCTAAGGATATTAAAGGACATATTTCTATGGTTTCTCCTTCTGCAATTACTTCTCGTGCAAATACTCCTAAACCTTTACCCTCTACGGGTTTCACATATATTTTAGTTGGAGGGTAATACATTATTTTAATTCAAAACCATATGCAATGATGTTAAATGCTGCATTTGCACCTAATCCAGTTGTTAGGTTGTCATTAATCTCTAGTACTAATCTGTTGTTAGTTCCTTTTGCAATTTTTAATCCGTATTGGAATCCAAATATTTTCTGAAAATCTAGTACAGGAAGAATACCATTTGCGGGGGAGACACCTTTACCAGACGCTCCTTGAATAGCAGGCGCGATAAATGGGCCGGCTGTTGGATCTGCAAATGCAGGATTACCTTGACATAATCGTATAAAATCAAAGTTGGTTGTTAAAGAGGTACCTATATTTACTTCACCATTATTATCTTCATAATACAAACGCATTCCATTTGTTAAAGCAGCTCCACTACCTGCAAAATCATCTCCTAATACAATACCATCTCCTGCTATAATAAAAGATAGTGAAGTAATGTAAATATCTGCTCTTGCAATACCATCAATTGAAAATATTTGAGGAGTAGTAGAACCATCCACTAACATATCAGTAGTTGTTCCGTCTCCATTTAAAGTAAGAAATTGACGAAATATTAACTGCTTATCTCTATCATCTTGAGGTGGAAAAGGTGCTGGTTGTACACGGATATATCCGCCATCCTCAATTAGAGCCTGCTTATTATCATCTACTATTCTAGTTTTACTTGACATTAATATAATTCTCTATATATTATTGATCTTGCTCCAAATTGTACTGGCATTGAAGTGTTTCCTGCTGGTGGAGTAATAGATACACCGACAGATGAACCTTTTTCTAATACTAGGTTTGCAGGAATTTCATTAAATTGTCCTACAGGTACATATAATGTAGCTGCAAGTGTTCCACCTGTAAATGCAGATCCTGAGGCTCCATATTGTAAAGTTGCATCTAATGTGTTGGAAGATCCAAAATTCTGATTAAGTGCTACAGATGCTGTTGCAACAGACATCGCTGTTGGGTTTTTATAGAAATTTATCCCATACATATTTGGGCTACCTCCAGATGCCGTAGTAGCGGTAGTAAAAAAGTTTTCTAGAATTATTGTATCATCTTCATTATTTTCTAAAAAGAATACTGCATTTTCTCCAGCAGTTGTTAGAGTTACTAAAGGTGTGCCTAAAAAGTAAGCATCTCCTTCTTCAGCACTATACTGAAAAATGGTTTCACTAATTGAAGAAGCTAATAATCTATTATCAGAGCTTACCCCAACTGTATATCCTTTTCCTGTTCCGTCTTCTATATTGAATCCCATAATTTCCTTATAATTTTAATTTTGATACTGTGATATTAAAGTTTACTGGCATTACTGTGTTGTTAGTTGGGGGTGTTACTGTCAATAATAATGATGATCCTTTTGGGAAAATTAATGCAGTGTTAACTTGATTAAAA